NGTCGATCCACGACGGGATATTGCTTTACTACGAGTTAGGAAGGGAGATTTTACAACTTCAGGAGCGAGTTTCTATCTTGGAAAAACAATCCCAGTTGCAGGAACCGAAATCTACCACTGCGGAGCCCCTGGAGGAAAAGAAACAGGAGGTACTTGTTCCCTTACGGGAGGAATTATTAGTCGCATTGGAGTCCGTATCCCGGGGTTTGGTGGAGGCTCTGAACACGGAATCTTTGACCAAACTGACACCGCTGCTCTTGGAGGCAGTAGTGGAGGAATGGTTGCGCTTAAATCAGATGGCCGGTGGATCGGAATGATTACTCTTGGTCTTCGGAGTGGCGACAATTTTCATTGGATAGTACCAGTTCGCTCTGTTCGTGTCTGGGCTAAGGAAGTGAATGTGATGTGGCTACTTGACGAGAGTATACCACGGCCTACTGAACGAGATATTCATGTTGTGATTGTGGCCTAGTACATTATGTTAAATTTAAGGTTGCACATCGACAAAAAATAACACGACAAACCTGGCGAGACAATAGAGCAACAGGACAACTTCGCAGATATAAAAAACATCGACTTAGAGGATAACGCTGAATTATTTCCTCCCCACTGGACTTGCCATATATGGCCCCGGTGGGGTTATTTATTTTAATGAAAACACCTTTCATTCATTATGTCCCAACTGAGATAATAGCAAATCTCAAGTGGCGCGCTGTTGTTCATCAGCGCGTTATCGATGATCCGTCGTTTGCGGATATTCTTTGGGAAGCTTGCGCTATAGATCCGCTGTTTTATGTATGTGGCTTTGTGTACACATATGATCCTCGGTGCCAGCCGTTTGCAAAGCTTCCGTTTATCTTATATCCATTTCAACGCCAAGGTCTATTAGAGATTATTGGCGCTATTGGTAATTATGATCTGCTTATTAAAAAATCCAGAGACCAGGGCGCAAGTTGGCTATGTATTCTTGCACTTGAATGGGCTTGGCATTTCCGTAAAATGCAATCGTTTCTTATGGTCTCACGAACTGAGAATTATGTAGATAATGCAGACAATCCTAAGTCACTCTTTTGGAAAATTGATTTCTTACATAATAATTTGCCATTATGGCTTATGCCGCCTGGATATAATCGCAATGACCACCGCCGGAAGTTGCATATTTCTAATCCATTTAATGGGAGCGTAATCGATGGAGAAGCTACCACAGGACAAGTTGCAAGAGGTGACCGACGAACAGCAATTCTTCTTGATGAATTTGCCGCTGTCGAACAGGGTCATCGTGTGTTGGCTTCAACGAGGGATGCCACTAACAGTCGAATCTTTAACTCGACCCCCCTTGGAACCGGCAATGCCTACTACGATGTTCACCAAACCAATATAAAGAAACTTCGATTTCATTGGAGTGAACATCCTAAAAAGAATCGAGGTTTATATGAAACAACCAGGACTGGGAAATTAAGGGTAATTGATAAGAGGAATTATCCAGAAGATTATAATCCAATTTTGGACGATAAGCTTCGGTCACCTTGGTATGACGGAGAGCATGAACGTGCTGCATCTTCTAGGGAGATAGCCCAAGAGCTTGATATCGATTTTCTTGGTAGCGGTTATCAATATTTCCTTACTGCTGCCATCCAGGAAGCCATCAGAAAGTACGCTAAACCGCCAGTAGTTGTTGGGAATTTAGAATACGATAGTGTTACTGCGGAAGCAATTAAGTTCCGAGAGGAACAAAATGGTCACATTCACCTATGGTGTTTACTTGATAAAGATGGTAATATATTAAAGGACCATAAGTTTGTACTCGGTGTTGATGTCTCCGCCGGGACGGGAGCTTCTAATTCAGCTCTATGTGGGTATGACGCTACCACCAATGAGAAGGTATTAGAATATGTAAACCCATATATTCGTCCCGAAGAACTTGCAAAACAAGCAGTAGCTATTGCCCGCTGGTTGGGTAATGCATATCTCGTATGGGAGAGCAATGGTCCTGGACGACAATTTGGTTCGCGGGTTATGGAACTTGGCTATGGAAATGTCTATCTCCGTAAGCAAGAGGAAACATTATCAAGGAAGATTTCGCAGATTCCAGGTTGGGCGGCTACGAAAGAAACAAAACTAGTTCTTATGGGGGATTATCGTGCGGCGATTGAAAAAGGTTTATGTATTAATCGATCCAAAGAAGCGCTGGAAGAATGTCTTGAATATATTTTCAATACCCAAGGCGGTGTATCGCATTCTCGCGAAGATGACAAGATTGATCCGTCGGGGGCGAAAGCCAACCACGGTGATCGAGTCATTGCTGACGCATTGGCGTGGCGGGGACTTTCCGAGCGAAAAAGTAAGCCAATGCCGCAGAAACCCAAGGCGCCCATAGGATCACTTGCGTGGCGAATAAAGCAAAGGCAAAAAGATAAACCAAGAATTGGACGTGAATTACCGGAGGGATGGTAAGCAATGAGTAAAAAAATTATTCGTAAATTCCCCCTTACTAAGAATGGTTGTAAAGAAGCCATAAAATGGCTTAGGAGCATTGGCGAATATGATCGTGTTCATGAGAACACGGGTTCAGATGGATGGTCAATTACTGATGCTGCAAATTATTTATATGAAAGAATGAAATGTAATGGTAGCTAAAATTAATCCATTAAATGAATTTCAATTTGATCGGCTTACAAATAGTATCGACTGGTCTGGTCGGCAATTGGAAACTCCTAAAAAAAAGCGCATTGAAGCTATTAAGCTTTTCCTGGGATATCATTATTCCGATGGAGGGGCGACAAAGACTCAACCTGTAAATTTCCTTAAATTGGCAATTAGTATCTTTGTTCGTTTGCTTGCTGCGCGTGCGCCTAGAGTTCTTATGTCAACAAAGGAGCCAGAACTTAAATCTACAGCCGCGAATTTAGAGCTTGCAATTAATGAGATTCCAAAAGAAATTAGATTACAGGCGACACTAAAACGTTTAGTTACTGAAGCATTATTTTCTTTTGGTGTAGCAAAAGTTGGTCTTCACACTGTCGGTGAAATGCTTGGATATAGTTATGGTTCTCCATTTGTTGATATTGTAACATCAGATGATTACATTGTTGATATGGCAGCTAAGCATTACGATCAACGGCAATATGAGGGAAACGATTATTGGTTGGATTACAAAGATGTAATGGAATCTAAATGGTTTGAAAATAAAAATGGACTTGAACCAGATGAATATACAATAATTGGTCAAGCTGGCGAAGAGCGGGCGGAAGGTATTGCAGTAGGTGAAAGTGCATCACTCTTTAGGAAGAAAATATGGTTGCGCGATGTATGGCTTCCCACTGAGAGGCTCATGGTAACTTATAGTGTAAAATCAAAGCGTAGAATGAAAACTATTGAATGGACTGGGCCGGAGCGTGGGCCTTATTATATGCTAGGATTCGATAAGGTTCCTGGGAATCTTCTCCCACTTCCTCCCGTTGCAATTTGGCGTGATTTGCATGAATTAGCGAATGCCCTATATCGAAAACTTGGTGACCAAGCTGATGCGCAGAAAACTGTCCAAGGATTTCAGGGAGGCAATGAAGAAAGTGTAGAGAGTTTCAAAAATGCAAAAGATGGTGATGGAATTACATATCATGGCGCAGAACCTAAGATATTAAAGGCTGGTGGTGTTGATCCAACTACATTGGCATTTTTTCTGCAATCAAAAGACCTAGCTTCATACTTTGGTGGCAACTGGGATTCACTCGGTGGTTTGTCGCCACAAGCCGAAACACTTGGGCAGGATAAACTTCTGAGCGTAGCATCTGGTGCGCAGATGCGTGATATGGCATCGGAAGTTGTAGATTTTATGAGAGATATTTTTAGGGCTTTAGCTCATTATGAATGGCATGATCCAGTGCGCCGGCGCCAACTTGAGAAATCAATTCCTGGGACTGATCTTAGTGTTCCTGTGCTGTGGGATCAACAGGCTCGTCGTGGTAAGTTCAATCTATATGATCTTGACATTGATGTGTATAGCCTTCAGGATGATTCGCCTGGACTTAAACTCCAGAAACTTGGGGTTATTATGCAGCAATATGTGCTTCCGCTTCTGCCAATGATTCAACAAATAGGTGGTACATTTGATATTCAGAAGTTCTTTGAAGATCTTGCTAAATTTTCAGATTTTCCAGAAATGAATAATTGGATTCAATTTATGCAGGAACTAGAGCCGACTGGCGGTGAGGAGACTAGAATGCCGGCAGATACTACCAGGACGAATGTGAGAATTAATCGTCCAGGTGCCACTAGAGAAGGGAAAGATCAAATTCTCATGCAAACTCTCCTGGGTGGGCGGCCGCAGAGAGATGAAATGGCTGCTATTGGTCGTCCAACTGGTTAATGATTACTTTGCCTATTGCAATTGTAATGATGGAGGGTATAATAGGAAAATGATCTACTGTTATAGCACTGAAGATGGGGAAATTCACGATTTGGAATTTCCAATGGGTGAGGCCCCCAAAAGGGTGGAACTTCTAGCTGGACATGTAATTGCAACTCGTAATTATCAAGCAGAAGGTGTAAGCGGATCGGTCATTGGAACTAATAATCCGGTGAAGTCAAGGACTCGTAAATGGCCGATGGCGCCATGCTACGCCAGTGGGGTTCATGCCAGTCAGGCTGGGGAACTTCGTAAACATCTTAAAGAGAGAGGCTGCTCAACGGAAGTTACACCAAATGGTGATCCGATTTATACTTCTGCTGCTCATAGGAAGAAAGCCCTGAAAATTCGTGGAATGCACGATCGTAATTCATATTCTTAGGAGAGAGAAATGCCTACTGACGAAAAGAATGAATTGGAAGAGATGAAAGAGGAGATTACGCAGGCAGTTGCGGATCTAGAGCTAGG